CGAACTGACTATCTTGGTGAGTTTGTAATCCTTGAAACCAAGTGGTCCGGTGGTAAAAAATCTGAAACTCGCGAATGGATTAATAATCCTATTACCAACCACCATCTCAGTGGACGTGCGGCCTGCATTGGTAGTACCTTAGACCACTCACAGTTTGACTACACAAGACTGCAACGCCATCGTGGTGGCCTGTTGGGCAGTAAAAAATTACAGACCTATGGCACAGGTGACATTGCCCAGCAAATGCGCTTGGACTTTGCTGTAGAAACCAACGTTGATAATTTAACTAAAATTTTAGAAACTGGCTATCAAGCCAACAACATTGTGTACACTAGCCCACGATACTGTATTACTCATCCAGGAGAATTTTATTTAATTCCCCTGAGACCTAGAATAGTTGATCTAGCCACCGTAGTATATCTGGCGGCGTTTGATGGACACAAAGAAATATTCATGCTAGGCTACACAGATGAAACTACCGGCGGCCACAATGAGTGGATTCAACAAATTGCCAACATATTTGCCGCATACACAGGTACTAAGTTTTATCTAGTTGGAGAATCTACTCGCATGCCTGATGCTTGGGTCAATTGTGCCAACACGCAGACCATGCCCTATCAAGACTTTATTGGTTATTGCGACGTCTGAACTGTAGATTCGATAGTTAGTATTTTGTTACGTACAGCTTCAAAATTTACAGTGCTCCATAGGCCTGGATGCATGGGTCGGGGCCATGTACCCGAATCAATCCAAGCGTAGCCTATGTGTTCATCGTTGAGCTTGGGCTGGAATTCATAGTCAACAAGACAGAAAAAAGTGTGGTATTCAAATCCTGCGTCTGCGGTGGTAAACTTTTCTAACGGAATCAGTCTAAAGTATTCAGGAACAAATCCTATTTCCTCTGTGCATTCACGATTCATGGCAGCTAACAAGGTTTCGCCGGTTTCAACCTTACCGCCAGGCAGCCCCCAAGCTCCGGGATGTTTTGGATCGTTACGCATGAGATATAGATATCGTTGGGTGTTGATTGCGTAAAACCAAACACCTACTGCACTTACAATACTAGCGTCCATTGTCCTCCAGGATATAAACCTTGATAACTCTTGACCCACGTTGTACCAGTCCAGCGATACTGTAGTTCTGTGGTGATGTTGGTCACATACTGCATGTTTGCGGGACTGCTAGTGCTGTCAAACACCACAGCCCAACGTGAGCCATCGTATTCCACAATGTCATTGGCATGTGCCACCAGCGGCTGGCCATCTGTGCCAGACCAAGAATCTGGATTGGTTAGGCCTGGGTTTGCATATGATCCAGTGGCCTGTGTAAACAAGTATCGCTGTCCTACAGCAGCCACAGCAAGTCCTGCTCCCGGACCACTAGCAATAGGATCAATCACAGCCGTAATTGGTCCTAAGGTGTTTGGTGGCACAGTGCCAGCATTTACTGTAAACAACAAAAATCTATCATCAGTAGGATCGTAGGCCACGGTTCCAGTTACGTCCGTGCCATCCGGTTGTTCTAGGGTAATGTAACTAATTCCAGGACGTAGTGTGCCATACATGTTGACCACACTTTGCCACAACAGGTTACTGTCGGGGCTATCAGCTGGAGTCAAGCTGGCATTGGATTCGTCAATGACCTGTTGCTGGCGCAAGGCCTGCAATTTGTTGTCAATCAACAAGACCTGGTAACCGTAGGGTGTGAACTTTTGTCTAGTGCCCAGCAATAAATCACTGTCAGTTAGGGCATTGTTAAGATCGCCTTGCGCATCGTACACACTGGCAATGATACGTTCAATAACACCCAGCTTCTTGACCTTAGCCGGCGGAGTAATCCACATGGGTAGGGTAAAAGATAAAGTAGCAATGTCAATGGGATTGCCAGCATCAATAGGAATAGTTCTACTTGACCAACGTACATCTTTGAGATACAACACAGTCAAACTGGTCCAGTCAATGTAGTTGTCGGTGCTTTGTATTTCCAATCCTGGATTAAACAGGGTCAATATTTGTTCCAACAACTGCATTTTTTGATTAGTGTTACTGGTCCATATATCTAATGCTATGGTCATTTCATACGGAACAGGCATGGCACGTTCAATAGTAAATGCGTTACCTTGTGTGGTTTCGTAGGTGTCTGTGGCTGAGTCGTAAGTGCGTTGGCGCACTGCTATGTTGTTTACAAAGTACGGCTCCTGCATTCTTGGGCGATCATATTTTAAATCTGTGATATAAAATGTCATCAAGGGTGTTGCTGGCATGTCATTGGCTGAATTGTTCTGTAAGATAGTCTGCGCCTGACGACTGGCATCACCATAACGTACTGGTACACGGATCAAGGTATCTACTTCTGAGCCTGGACCTTGGCCGGCTTCGTTGGCGCCATACTCTACATCAAAGTTTGAGAATACTCTAGCAAACTGTAACAAAAAGCGACGTAATTGTTGGTCATAGAAAAATTGTGCCATTATCGTCCTGGTGGTCTTGGGTTAGGCGGCGTGATATTACCACCCTGGTCACCGTTGTCGGGTTGTATTTCAAGTATCTGGCTAAGACTCTGGCGACTTGGAATATTGCCAATGTCGGTGGTAGGTACTGTGTAGGTGTTGTTTACAAAACTGGATCGCTGTGTCAGTGATTGCGTTGCATAGTCAAGGTCAGTACGCACATTGTCTGTGATAGCCACCCAGATTCGACCATCGTATCTAAACAGTCGATTGGGGAAATAATCTAATCTTAAACAATAATTGCCCAACACTGGATTTGGTGGAAATGACACTCCTGGAGTAACTGGCAAGCCGTTAGGAGCATGAGTGGATCCTGTTAAGTAACCTTGTACATAGCCAAACCCTTTAGGAGTGATACCTTCTCCAGTTTGTGTTCCATCTACTGTGTTGGTGGTGTTGTCAGCAGTGAGACCGGCGGATCCAGGCTCACCGTTGGGCCCAGTGGGCAAAATATAAAATTTAACATTGTCATACCCTGACAGCGGCACATCTTGATAGGCCTGGGCAAGGATGGCATCATTGATGGCTAGATCTTTGGGTCTTGTACTTTGTTTGTCACCTACTGTGTCAGGATTGGTAATAATGGTCCAGTAGTTGGTGTTGGTAATATCAGTACCGGCTGGTACATTTTGTGAAGCCTGGTAATAGGTATTGCCATAGTTGACAATGGTACCAGCCGGATAAAAATTTCCATTGTCCCAGATATTTTCCGGCATAAACGGCTGGTTGATGATCTGGCTGTACTCTTGAGCATTGACCATAGGAGTAGCCTTGATGCGCCACAGGTGTGGTAACCAAGTGACACTGAATCCTTCTGATGCAAAGTTGGCATCCTGGATCACATAGTACCGCGGCAAGCTCTTGACCAAGGTATTGTCTAAGGGATGGTAATCTGTTAGATTTGGGACTTCAATCACATCACCACTCATGAGCTTGCGACCAAACGTATCTATCATGTCATTATAGTGAAAGGTAACAAACAAAGTATCATTGTTTAAAAACAACCCAAATTGTGTTAGATCAAAATCCACGTCTTGTGTGCGGTACACACCACGCATGACAAAAACATCAGGCGCATAAACTCTATCACGATTTTCTAACAACAACAAATCCTCAATAAACAAAGGATTGGTTGAGTTATAATTTGGTATAGTGGCATCATTGTTGCCATTGTCTGTGCCAGCACCCTGTGGACCGAGGTATTTGTGGCAAAAAATATCAAGACCTCCTACTGTATATTGTTCAGAGATTACTTTATCGAGATATTGATAGTCGGCCGTTCTGTTAGGCCTATACATGGAAAGTCTTGGCATAGTTAAGTATTTAGTGCTTTTTTAGCGGCCCATGTTTGTCTACATGACTCAGCTCGTTTAGCAACAACAGCAGGATCTTGTTTTCTTCCCTTTAAGGCCGCCGAAACCTTATCTCCCCAAGTTACTTCGCGATTTTGTAATGATGCTGTGCGTTTTGCCTGAGTTTCCTCGCTCCATTTATGTCCTTGCATTTTCTCTCGTTTTTTCTGTTGGACTTCTGGGCTTTGTTTTTTGCCAAATGCCGGATTACCAGAACCGCGTCGTTTGGCTTTTGATTCCTCGCTCCAAGTCCAACCGCGAGTTTTGTGCCCACTTGAGCCTTCGCCACCATCTGTCATGTTATACAAGATGCCAGTGCCTAAATCTTTACGACCATATTCTGCTATAAGTTTGCGCTCTAAATCAAATGCAGTTTGTTCGTCTAAATTATCTTCTACAATAATAATGCGAGATGGATCTTTTGGAGGCTTAATACCTTTGCCCCACTTCTTAAATGCCCGTTCGCCAGAACCCTTACCGACATAGTAAGGTGTGCGATCTTCTCTTAAATAGGTATACACATAGAACATGGTATAGATATTTATGTTCATATTTCCAGATTGACTAGTAATTCAAAAGCCAGTATAATTACAACATGGACGAGTTATTTCAAAGATTAGATCAGGCAGAAAAAGCCATAGCTACTGTTAAAAACAAAGTGGCTCGCCGCGATCTGCTTAAAATGACACGGGCAGTGGATCGAGCCGTTGTGGCCGCTGATATGGAAAGTGTAGAATGTCGCAGACTTAAACGAGAAACAAGTCGCTATAAAGAGCTAGTACAGAAAGTTCACAACTTGCTTACCAATTTAGAACAACACATAACCTTTGCCAACCTACTTGGTTGACCTTACTCGAACTTTACTATACAATAAACACTATGGCTAAATCAAACGAAATCAAAAGACTAAACCCCAAGGGTGCTGAAACCAAGTATGTGGGCTTTGAACCCGAGTGGAAATTCCAGCCCACTGAGGAAAACCGCATCAGCAGTTTTGCTAATGCGTTCCAGTGGTACAACTATCACTATGGCAAAAAAGATGCCAAGGAAATGCTGTGTCATTATTTAGAACATAATAATCGTAAGGTAGATGCCAAGACCATGCGTGGCATTCCAGATAGTCAAATTCGTGTTACTCCAGCCTGGGTGTGTCGTATGACCTTGCTGGGACTCATGCTCAACGAACATGAACAAGGCATTGTTGACGAACAAATCAGTGCAATGCTCAAAGTCAAGCAAGAGAAGAAACGTGAGCAAAGTGAAGTTGATGCTGATACCGCAGTAGCCCGACTCACAATCCAAGATCATTTGCGTGAAAAAGTATCCGAGTGTTGTGGCGAACTAGAAGGTGTGTTTGATGATTTTGTTGTGGCTGGCGCCAAAATGTCAGCCGATTTTAGTCCAATCAAACTCATGCGTGGTATGAACATCAGTCCCAATATGGTTGGCACTGTATCGGCTGTATGGGAGTTGCGCCTTGCAGAATTTAACGAGGTGTTAGAAGGTGTTGATCCTGATCTAGTTGAGGGATATAGTCATCTCTCTAAGAATCAATTAAAGCAGTGTGTTAAGTTCTGCGAGACGGTAATCAATGACTGCAACAGTTATGTTCAGCTTAAAAAAGTAGAACGCAAGCCCCGTGCCAAGAAAGCCATAAGCCCAGAAAAGTTAACACGCAAATTTAAGTTCTTGCGAGAATTTGAAGAGCTTAAACTCAAATCAGAACCAGTTACTAAACTGGTTGGTGCCAGCGAAGCATGGTTATATGACACAGCAAAACGCAAACTTATCCACGTCATGGCTGACAGCCATATTGGCACCTTTACAGTCAAGGGCAGTGCTATCGCAGGATTTGATACTCTAACAACTGTACAAAAAACACTTCGTAAGCCTGCAGAGTCAATAAAAGCAGTTACAGGTGGAGGGAAACCAGCGGCTCGCAAAGCATTTGCCGAAATCAAAGCTACAGAAACTAAATTTAACGGTCGTGGCAACGATAATTTGATTATACTTTGGGCTTGGTAAACAGCTAAATACAGGGAACACGGAGCTTCCTTACATGGCCTTAGAAAATCAATCCAGCTTAGATACCCTAAAACAAAATCTTATCGATTATGTACGTCTACAACTAGGCGATCAAATCGTTGACATTGAGCTGGATGCTGAACACTATGAAGCAGCTTATCAACGTACCATTGGGGTGTATCGCCAGCGAGCACAAAACGCCTATGAAGAAAGTTACATATTCATGGAGTTGGTAACCAACGTTAATATCTACGACCTACCACAAGAAGTACAAACAGTGCGCCAGATTTTCCGCAGAACATTTGGCGACTCAACTGGTCCATTTGCGTCAAATTTTGACCCATTCAGTCAGGCCAGCATGAATGTTTATTTGATGAATTTTAATGTAGCCGGTGGTCTTGCCACCTATGATTTTTACAGTCAGTATGTGGAACTGGCTGGACGTATGTTTGGTGCCTACATGAACTATACCTGGAACCCAGTTACAAAGAAGTTACAGCTAATTAGAGACCCAAAAGGCACAGGCGAATCAGTGCTACTTTGGTGCTACAATCTCAAACCTGAATTTAACCTTCTAAGTGATTTCCAAATTGTGCAATGGATTCGCGATTACATGACTGCCAGTTGCAAATTGATCATTGGTGAAGCACGTGAAAAATTTGCCACTCTGGCTGGTCCACAGGGTGGATCATCACTTAATGGCACAGCTATGAAAGCCGAAGCACAAACCAGTATGGACAAATTGGTTGAAGAACTTAAAAACTATGTGGATGGATCACAGCCACTCAGCTGGATAATTGGTTAACACTCACTAGACTTACTCCAAAAATCATGCTATACTCTTAGCATGAGCACATCATTGATGATTGACATAGAAGGTTTAGGAACTGGTCCAGATGCGACCATTTTAACCATTGCGGCCCAGAGCTTTGATCCTTTTGGCAAAGGCTACTATGATCGTTGTTACTATGCTCGTATCACTTTGGAAAGCCAAGAAAACCGTTCAATCCAACAAGACACTATAGACTGGTGGGCCACACAGCCAGAAGCACAAGCTGAAGCATTTATGGAAGAAGGTCGTGTGGATCTTGATCAAGCATTAGATAGCCTATATAAATTAGCCTGGCAACACAAATTTATATTTGCAAATGGACCCACGTACGACATGAACATTCTTGAGCATGCCTACAAATCATACGGCAAAAGTTTGCCTTGGCAGTTTTACAATGTGCGTGATGCTAGAACCATCTACAGCCTATGGCCAGAACTGCCTAAACCACCTACTAGTCACCATGCCTTAGAAGATTGTCGCAGGCAAATTGACATGTTGCAGGCCACACTCAAACACTTAAACGTAAAGGAAATTAGATGATTATTGGAATTTGTGGATTGATTGGCAGCGGCAAAGATACTATAGCAGACTACCTACAAAATATTCATCAGTTCCGCAGAGAAAGTTTTGCCAATACACTCAAAGATGCTGTGGCCTCGGTTTTTGGCTGGGACCGTGAACTGCTAGAAGGACGCACTAGAGAAAGCAGAGAATGGCGTGAACAAGTAGATCCGTGGTGGTCAGAACGCTTGCATATGCCCAATTTGACTCCCCGCTATGTACTACAAGTATGGGGCACAGAAGTTGCCCGCAGAAGCTTCCATGACGATATTTGGATTGCCAGCCTAGAAAACAAACTGCGTAAAACGCAAGATGATATAGTAATTTCAGACTGTCGTTTTCCTAATGAAATCCGGGCTATCCGCAATGCTGGCGGTATTGTTATTAGAGTAAAACGTGGACCAGAGCCTGTGTGGTATGAGTTGGCTGAAACGGTAAATCGTGGTCCAGATAAAAATATTAACTGGCGCCTGAGCAAGAATCAACTAGAAACCTATGGAATCCATGCCAGCGAAACAGGATGGATTGGCACTGAGTTTGATGCTGTGATTGACAATAACAGTGACGGATTAGATAATCTTTATACTCAAATTAAACATCTGGTTCAAGATCTCCAACAACCCAAGGCAGATCAGTCTTAGTAATTTCTACCACACAATTCTGACAAACAGTTTTTAAATTTCTAAGCCCAGTATTGTGTAAATTACCATCTACATGATACACCAACAGCTGAGCCGCAAACTTGGCCCTAAACCCACATCGATCACATGTGGGTTTTTTCTTGTATCCAGCTAACTCCCATTGTGGTTTTGCCGGCTTGATTCTACGGCCCTTTCTGATACAGTAATCACACTGACTACGATAATATACTCGGTCATCGCGATAACAATTTATTGCACATGATCGTTGTTTGCAAGTTGGGCACAGGGGTCTCATAGTGATATTTACCATATTTTCAGAACAAAACCTTACTGTAAGGGCAGTGATACGCCATAGTTTTTGAGATAACCGATAAATATCTTTAATTAATAAAAAGGAATTAGTTATGGCCTTACTATCCCCAGGTGTACAAGTCAGTGTAATTGACCAAAGCAATTACACACCCGCTGCTGCCAGCTCAGTACCATTTATCTTATTGGCAACTGCAGAGAACAAAATCTCCGGCGCAGGTACTGGAATTGCTCCAGGAACATTGGCAGTTAATGCTAACAAACTGTATTTGATGACAAGTCAGCGAGACCTGCTCAGTACATTTGGCGTTCCATTCTTTTACAATACCACAGCTGGTACTCCGATTAATGGATACGAACTCAACGAATACGGCTTGTTGGCTGGATATTCCGCATTAGGTGTAACTAATATTGCCTATGTAATGCGAGCTGACATTGACTTAGCTGCTCTTACTGCCAGTTTAAGCCGTCCAGTTGGCGCTCCTGCCAATGGCACTTACTGGTTAGATACCACCAACAGTACTTGGGGTATTACTGAGTGGAATCAAACCACATCTGCATTTACCAAGAAAACACCTAGTGTCATTACAGACACAGTATATTTAGAAACTTTGAGCACAGTACCCCTGCCTAGTTATGGCAGTATTGGAGACTATGCTGTTACAGCTACCAACGTATACAACCCAACTTACTACAAGCGTGGCGGCCCGACTACAGCACAAGCACCAGGATGGTTACAAGATGGCGCCAGTGCTGGCGACCTGTACAACACTTGGGTCTTGATTGGCAGTGATGAATGGAAAACCGCCTGGGCTACAGTCCAAGGCACACTGGCTCCGACCAGTTTGACTGTAGGTAATAGTTTTGCTATTAACGACATCACAATTACAGTTCCTGCCAGTCCCAACAACACCGTAACAAATTTAGTTACTCAGATTAATGCCCTTAGCAACAGTACTATTCCTGGTGTTTATGCCGCTAACATGGGCGGAGCATTAACTTTGTATGCAGACAGCACAGCTACTAACGATGGCAGCACAGAAGGCACAGGCGTTATTGCTATCAACAATGTCACGGGTACACCTCTGGCAACATTAGGTATTACAGCCGGCCAATATGCAGCTCCGGCTTATTTTGCTGGTCCAAATTACTCCGCACCAAGATGGCGCACCACAGACACACAGCCAGAACCAACAGGCAGTGTGTTCCAGCAAACCAACACTCCTAATCAAGGTATGTTGATCCAGGTCAAACGT